ATTATCTGAACTGTCAATATAAGTACATCGGTCTTGTACCCTAGACCATACTCTAGTAGGAACAGGATTATATGACATTTATATATAGATAATTTATTAATTATATTGTTTTATAATTAATAAATTAAAGTTTATTATTTAGAAACTTATGAATTTTGTGTAAATTGTGCTCTTGAAGAATCTGGGTTAAACATATCTCCGGAACCATAAAAGAACCATCTTAATGACAAATAGTTGCGGCTCTTATCATTCATACCAGTACTGCCAATCATATTAGTATTAGGTCCATCGCTAACGATTTTTTGTATAGCAGCAGTTCCTAAAGCATAATTGTAATACCATAAATTAGATACATTTCCATCAAACCCTCCATTCATACCAACATAAACATCCCCATAATTTTGTTTTGGTACTCCAACTAAGTTAATACTTCTAATAATAGTTCCATTCGCATAAACATCTAATGTAGTATTTTTACATCTAATAATAACATTAAACCATTTATTAATAGGTACATCAGGTATAGTAATTTCTTCGTTAATCACATTAAATGTATTCATCATAACAACAAGTGAATTAGTATTGGGAGCTAAATATAATCCAGGGGCATTATTTGGAAAATTCAAGCCAGTTTTTTCTAAATTACTATTTCCCTTGTGAAAGATATGTTTATATTGATCTTCAAGATACTGTAAGTTATTAATAAAAATCCACACTGACCATGTAAATTCAATTCCTTGATTCTCATTTATAGACCTATAAATTGTAACAGCATCGTTATTACTAGGGTCTTGAGGAAAAACAATCATGTGTTTAGCATCAACCATGCCATCAATTAAGTGTGGTGAACCAGATGGTTTTAATAAATAAGAGATTAATGAAATACCAACTCTTAATAATATAATAAAAGCAAAAATAACTAAAAGTAGAAAAGCAAATTTTGCTACTAAACTATTTGATTCTAAAAAAGAAGTATTTCCAGAAGTTGATGTAGTAGAAAATGATTTAAATGTGTCGTTGTCACTCATTATATATATTAAATAAATAAGAAAATATTATCATAACATTTATAATTTAATTATAATTTAATTATAGTTTAATTATAATTAAATTTCAATTTCAATTATAGTTTATGCTACAATTTGTAATCTATAATTTATGCTACAATTTGTAATCTGTAGTATATATTTAAGTACATATAATTTAAATAGTAAAGGTATTTTGAGTTTCTCCATTTGCTACTAAAGAAACTTGTACTTCATAATCACCAAACATAGAACCAAAGCTACTATATCCTCTTGTATAAATATTCCAAGCATCTTGAGGGTTTAATGAATTTGGGTAATATTGTAATCTAGATGTCCAGCCATCAAACCCACCGGCAGGTGTTACATGAATATCCGCATTATTATTGACACTCGCAACACCTGGTAGTAAGCATGTTCTCACTAACTTTCCGTCAATATAAACATCCATGGTTCTTCCATAAATACTAATAATTAAATTAACCCATTTTTGAATAGGTATATTTGATACGCCACATGTATGTACAACTGAATTACCACCAGAGGTAGAAGCAGTTTGTTGATTAATGCCAGGATAACATGCTAAAGAAATAGCAATATTATTTTCAACTGCGCCTAAAACAACTGCAGGGCAAGGGTCAAGTCCACTAATACCATCAATAGAACCTTCTCCATCGGCACTCTTTGAACCCATTCTTCCAAAAATGACCTTGGGTTTTCCATAACGATAATTCCAATCATTTACGTAGAACCACACTGAATAAGCAAAATTGCTAGATGGAACGTCAGAACCGTTTGTTGCTAAATCAGACGCAGGAATTGTAGAACTAGTGTTGCCACTTTTAAGACCTTGTAACGTATATGGGTCTGATAACACATATCTTAAAATGATGAATACCAAAACGACTATAGCAACTATAATAACAATACTTAAAGGACTCATTGTATAATATAGATTTAGAAATTTTCTAGTTAATTTATTTAAATAATTAAGTTAATTAAATTAAAAATTCTATATTAATTGAATGAATTACTTAATGTTCCCATATTTTTTTTTGTTATAGTTACATTAGAATCATTTGTTACAGGAAGAGTTCTATTTTTAAGCATATTATATAAAATATAAATATTTGTAGCGGTTAAAGCTCTATTGAAATAAACAACATTACAAATTCCTCCCTTAATTCCATTATCTTCACCAATTGTTAAGTTATCTAAAGTATAATATGGAACAACTCCTATACTAGATTTAACAAGTTCACCATTTAAAAATATATCTAAAACACCTCCGCTATAATTAATAATTATATTATTCCATTTTTGTAGCAATACATTATGTTTTATAAAAATAATTCTATTTCCATCTTCGTCAAAATCTGTTAATTTATTTTTAGTAGTTTTTTTCAAATCTTTTTGTTGCATAGTTATCATTAATGTATTTGTACTACCATTATAAAGCACATTAGGTTTGCCGCCAAAATTTAATAATGATGTATATTTAGAATATGATGAATTGGTATTAGGTGTTGCGGAATTAATAAAAATCCAAGATGATATAGCATATTGATAATCAAAAGTATCACTTCCATTTAATTCTTGATATGTTCCTAGTGAATATTTTGTGTTCATATCAACAGGTTTATTAACTAATAATTGTCCACCTTGTAAATAAATTAAATTAAACAAATAAGGTGTACAAAAATATACAACATATAATAAAATTGCTATTACTAACATAATAATGGAGCCTGGTGTGGATGAATCATATTCAGTTTTACCGAAATTAAATCCTTTATCAAATACATTAGAAAATAAACAAGGAATATAAAATATTAAATTAATTATCATTTCAAAAAAGGCATCCTTTTTAGAATTTCCTTGAGGAAATTTTACAACCATTGTTCTGTAAATAAATGCCAAGACTAAGAGTACAATTATCGAATTTAAAATAAAACTAGTCATACCAGATGTTCCTGATGCGTTTTGTACACCATTAACAATCCAAAAAATAAGTAATCCAGAAATAACTAATCCAAATAAAAATAATAATGAACGTTTAAACAAATTAGTTCGTTCGATTTCAATAGTTTTGTCACCAATTTCTGGTAATAAAAAACCTCCTAATAATGTAACCCATAATATACAAAGCACTAATAAAAGTATGATAACACTAGTTGATTTACTTTTATCATTCATGAACCCACCTGGATATGTAGAAATTAAAAATGTGATAATTATTAAAAATACAATAAAGGATATGCTGCCATATACAGAAAAATTTGAAAAATTCGCAAAAAAGTTATCTGATTTGGCACCCGTTATAGGAGATGCAGGACTACCATCTTTTTTAGGAAGTGTTAAAAGTATAACCATATATAAAAAAGCAAAAACAGATAGAATAATTGTAAATATCAATGATGAACCAAAATATTTAGTAATATATCCACCTGGGTCTATATTATAATATACAATAATAGTTGTAATAAAGCAAAAAAATAGAATAATGCTTTTTATTCTTTCATAATTAATATTATATTCTTCTACATAATTGGTTTGTACCCCCTTATTAAAAACATAAATAGTAGAAATCAATGTAATTGGTAGAATAATAAAAGCATAATTATCAATTGTATTACTGGGCATCAGTCTAAAAAATAATATTAAAAAAATGGTATACAAAATAGTATAACCAACACCGCTTGTTTGAATAAAAAAATCCTTTAGTGATTTTAAGTTATCTAAAAACATAATACATAATCCAACAATAATCATAAGAATAAATAAAATTAATAAAATATTGGAAGATGTTTCTGTTTTAGAATTTGCCATTGTAGATGGTCCACCACTTGGTAATGTAATATTGTACATAATCATAAAAATACCTATAACTAATAAAACAATCATCATTATAAAAGGATAAAATACACCTGGTACTTTTAAATCTGGTAGAACATTTTTTTTATCTGAATTATTATCTGAATTATTATTAGAATTAGCTGAATTCATATATTAATATTATACAATAATATTTTGAATAAAATTAATAAAAAAATTTAATCTAATTTATTATAATGATCTTCACCCTTTTCATATTCCAAATTTCTTATATTTACTTCTAATCTGAATAATTCTTTAGGTATCGTTATAAAAATAAAAACAGGACATGCGTACATTACCATTCCAAAAAAACCATGTATTATTCTCTGTGAATATAAATAAGATTCATATCTATAGTAATCTTTAGAATATCTATAATCATAACTATTTTGACCACGATAAAATCCTAATAAAGACCATCCTAGAAATAGTGATGGACCGATAAATTTTTTTACATTCATTGTATTTATAATATTCATTGTATTCTATGTATTAAAAATTTTATATCATTTGTTTAATATAATAAATTACATATTTTCACCAACTGTTTTTTTCTCCTGACAATTTCGACATAAAGCTATTATATTAGGCCTTTTTATTTAAAATGCAAAATTCAGCTAAAAATGTAGTAAAGGGTAATGGATACCACATCATAAAGTTATCCTTATTATAGTTATCTAATGTGCTACTACATTCAGTATAAATTTTAAACGATATGTTGTTTTTATCATTTAAGTTAGTATAGAATAAATATGCTTCATTCATTTGCTCATCACTCGCTACGTCATTATATTTTTGTTCAAATAATATATTACTAACATCATCTTCATTAAAATTATATATTTGTATTCCATAAATTTTACCATTAGTATAAATTCCCATTTTATATGATATGTAATTTTATATTTAAGTTACTATTATAAAATTACATATTTTCACTAGCTGTTTTTTTCCCGTGACAATTGCGACATAAAGCTATTAAGTTTTGGACATCATTACCACCACCATATTCTAAACGTACTTTGTGGTCAATTTCAAAAGTATGGTCTAATTGTGATTCACAATGTCCACATTTCCACTCTTGTTGAGAAGCTACATATTTCTTTTTGGTTTCACTTACAGAACGCTTTGTTCCATTTTTTCCTGAATTGACTATTCTTCTATCTGAATTACATAATCCAGTTGAGCCCATAATATTAGTATCATCTATGTTATTAAATGATTCCATAAAACTTCTATCGCATGTAGATGTGAAATCAAAAACAGGACTAAGCATATCCATTGATGTTTTATCAATTGGCATAAATTTAACTACATTATTCGCATATAATAGCATGTTTCGCCCTTGACTTGGATTTCTTTTTAAAAGTACATATATTCCTATACCTAAAAGCGCATAAAAAATCATCTTATAATATTTTTTAAATGTTAATAACATTTTTGTATATTTTCCGTCATTATATGCGTTATATATAAAAAATGCTGTTAATCCTAATACAAATATTTCTAATCTCATATAATATTCAGATATAAATTATTTTATAACTAATTATATTTATTTATATTTATTTATATATGATATAATATATAATGAGTAGTTTTCAACATTTAACTGATACTCCAGAAGATACGATAGTTGTTGATATAATATTCACAACACATGGTGAATTAAGTAAACAAATTACAGCATATAATATGCGAGGATTAGATAGTTCTAGTCCTCATGCACTTCAAAGTAGACCAATGAGAACCGCTGAACTAACACTTACTCCAGATGTATCATCTTTAAAGTTAAATATGATAATGTTTGATGAAACAGGAAAATGTTCATTAGTAGCACAAAAATTTAGGGAAGGTCTGCGCGCCGCAGCAGCTATATATGAGGATAAAAAAACATTATTTGTTCCTGAAATGCTAGAAACACTAAATCATCTACATACTTCTTCTGAAACCTATACTTATGAATCTAGTCAACCAATAAGAGAACATACAGGTTTATTTCAAATGTATGGAAACCTACAATCAATACCAGAAAAATCATATACAGCAAGAACTCCACGTTTAGAACCAACTTTTGCGGTTTTTTCTAATAATGAAAGATTAACAGAACGTATAGTAAGTGATATTATTAGGCAACCAACAGATAGTTTATCATTAATGCAAGTAATTATAGCAACTCAAGGTGCTATTGTAAGTGTTGCTGGTAGAGGAAAAAATGTTGTAATAAATATAATAGATATGTCTTGTAATGCTTTAGAGCAGCGTATAAATACTAGAATAGCTCAAACACCTAGAGGTAGTGTTCAATATAAAAGAATTGGCGGAAAAAAAACAAAAAGAAGAAAAACAAAAAGAAGAAAAACAAAAAAGAGAAAAAGGAGAAACTAAATTTATAAATTAAACAATATTACATTTAAATATTATTTAATTTTATTAATAAAATATTAATTTACATCATTTGATTCGCAGATGGGGGAACAATCATCATAATATCAGAGTTTTTAATGGCCCGCATTAAACCAAAAAATGTAAGTAACATCATTACATAAGGAAATAAAACTAATACCCATGACAAAGATGTAAATCCATTTGTACATATCCATCCTAAAACAGCAGTCCAAATAAATGCTACTATAAGGTTAATACCAACAGCCATAAAATTAACACCTGAAAAAAGAGCAATAACGCATGAAACTACAGCAAGAATAAAATATAACTTAGCTGGAGTACAAAGTAAGGAAAATTTCTTGTTCATTATATATTAAATATATATTTTATTTTATAGATAAAAAGAATAGTTTATTTCCTGTTTGTTTTTTAGATTTACGCTTAAATAAAATACCATTTTTTCTTGATTTTTTATGAATTCCTGCAGCTAAAGAATGAGAACCTTGTTTTCTTGTTTTACTGAAACTTTTTGTACTTGGAGGTGTTTTCTTTTTACCTATTAATTTAATATTTAATAAATTGCCTAGAATTTTTAAATCTGACATCAAACTAGTCATATTAATTGGAACATGTCTAGGAGTATATAGATATTCAACCATCATAAACTGTATCTGATTAAATATTTTCATTTCTTGTTTTGTTAAATTTTCATAATTGTCTGATAGTAATTCAATTATTGGATAATATATTGTAATAAATCCCCATATATCCACAATTTTAATAAAAACATTATCTAAATAATCCCTTAAATTTAACGAACCATCTGGTTTAAATTTTGTAAAATGGACCAAAACATCAATAATATAATCTACAATATATGGCATTGTTATTTGTGTTTCTATAATTTGCGGTTCACTGCTTTCAGATACAGTTGTTAAACTATGTTTAAATAATGTAGTCATTATTTGATTAATATATTTATAATGACCTGCACCTCTTTCCTTCATCCAAAAATGAATATAATCTACTACAAATGGTCTTAATTTATTTTCGTCTGGAGAATTTCCATCCGCTAAATATTTTGTATATTTTTCAATAAAAACATCTGAAAAAATGATGACTGAAAATGGTACATTAAATTGTAGTGGTCTATTTCTCCAAGTACTAGGAAACTGCTGGTTTCGAAATGGAATATATTCTGTTGATAACCCCCAATCAATTAATCTTGTTTTCATACCCAGTTTTGTATCAACTAAAACATTGGAGTCTTTAATATCACAATGGTATATATTTTTTTTATTCATTGGAATAATTCCTTTTTTTAATAATTTAACTAAACTAATATGTAATTCTAATATTTTTGTAAATGAGCCATTATCATAAATGTAGTCATCTACTGGTAATCCTCCATTTGGAATATTTAAGGCCATCATTTTATCAAGTGACTTATTTACGTTTTTTCTTGTTATATTATTTTTTGGTAACGCACTACATGTTTTTGTAAATTGTTGTAAATCGGTCTCTGTTAACTTAGCTGGTCTACATATAGTTATATCTGAAAGTAAAAAATAATCAGTATAATTAGATATAATGTCTAACTTTTGTTTAATATTATCAATTTCTTCATATTCTTGTAAAGCATGTCTTTCAGTCATAAGCTTTGATATTTTGTTTTTCGCTCTCTTAGTTTCTCCCTGACACTTTAAAGCAGGACTAAATACACATCCAAATCCTCCTGACGCTATTACTTTTCCTCCTTTATTATACATTGTCGTATATATATACTTTTGATAAAATATACTTTTATGAAAAGTATAGCAAAAATACAATTACAAGGTTTTGCGATACTTTTCTCAAAAGATTTTTGCTACACTTTTTTTAAAAGTGTTATTTGTCATATAAATAATATATTCCACCAGCAATTGTCACAATAATACCGCAATATATGGCCTTCTCTCTTAACTTATAATATTCATCCATTTTTACATTCTGTGATTTATATTCTTCATAATATTTTACATAAAATTCATTCAATGAAATCTGTGGCTTTTCTAGTTTCTGATTTATTTTGTTATGAATAAAATGTGTCCATCGAATTAATGATTCCCTATTATCCAAATAAGGAGTCACAGGATATTTATCAAGTAATTTACTAAACTCACCCGACATGTTTTCAACAGGAATAAATAATGGGAGATTCTGAATAAACTCATAATATTTTTTTTTGGTAATCGCGTTTGGTCGAATAGGATATGTCATTGCTACAGTATGTATAAAAAACCAATAATGTGGTCCCCATATTTTAGGATCTAGGTAAACTGAACTCATTAATATTTTAATGTAAAAAAATATTAATTATTAAACTATATACATATTCATTAATTTATTTTAATAAATTGATTTAAACAATAGAATTTACTTTCTCTCTTATTACAATAATTAAACATTCTAGTAGATGAACCTCTACCTTTAGTCGAGCCTAAATTAATTGTAGCAGCTGCTATTTTATCATTTCCCCCTTTTCCTCGAACAAATAAACCGAAATTATATCCTTGCTTCATTTATATTATTTTATTTTATTTTATTTTATTTAAATAATGAAGATTAATATTTAAACATATCTAATTGTATTATTTAGTGCTATGAGCAAAAATAATAATATATGTAATAATTGCGGTAAACAAGGACATTTATTTCATCAATGTAAATTGCCTATTACAAGCTATGGAATTATTTTATTTCGGTCAAACAATTATGGACTACAATTTCTGATGATAAGACGTAAGGATAGTTTTGGTTTTATTGATTTTGTAAGAGGCAAATATTCACCATATAATATTTATCAAATACAAAACATTGTAGACGAAATGTCGTTATCAGAAAAAGAAAGAATTCTTACAGAACCATTTGAAAAACTATGGATAGAAATGTGGGGAGAAACAAGTAACATACAATATAAAAATGAGGAATCAGCGTCTTCAAAGAAGATGGATATTATAAGAAATGGAGTTACATTGTATGAAAAAACAATTACATTGAATGATATTGTTGAACAAAGTACAACGTATTGGAGTGAACCAGAATGGGAATTTCCAAAAGGAAGAAGAAATAATAAAGAGAAAGATTTAGATTGTGCATTGAGAGAATTTGAAGAAGAAACAGGAATATCTAGAAATAAAATATCAGTAGTTGAAAATATATTACCATTTGAAGAAATATTTATAGGAACAAATCATAAATCATATAAACACAAATATTTTTTAGCATATATGAATGATTTAAATGAGAATTTAGATAATTTTCAAGTAACAGAAGTTAGTAAAATAGAATGGAAAACCTATAGTAAATGCTTAGAATCAATAAGACCATATAATTTAGAAAAAAAGAAATTAATTACAAATATAAATAAAGTATTAGAAGAATATAGATTATATTCATAATATATAGTATTATGTCAAACCCAAAAAAGAAAAAATTAATTATACAAGATTCGTCTAATGAAAGTGAAAATAAAGGTGAAAGTGAAACGAATGAAGGTGAAACGAATGAAGGTGAAAGTAAAACGGATAAAAGTAAATCGAGTGAACCAGAAGAAAGTACGTCATCTGATTCTAAAAGTTCAATTAAAGGACCTCTTGATTATGATTTAAAAAGTCAATTTGAAAAATTAGGTGAAGGTGCTTGTGAAGATGAAAATTATTATTCATCAGAATGTAATAAATTTTTACTTAAAAAAGAAGTAATAGAAGGTGATTATCTAAGCAAAAATCCATATTTAGATGTAGATTTATATCCTAATTTAAGTGACACAAATTTCAATATTAAAATAGCAAATAAGGAAGAATTTAGTGAGACAAAGTATGAAGGCCCTGATTTTAGTAAATCACTTAAAGAGCAAGCAGATATTTTAGCAAATGCGGATTTTGAATTACAACCTCATCAAGCATTTATTAAAAACTTTATGTCTTTTCAGACACCATATAATAGTTTATTACTTTATCATGGTTTAGGTTCAGGAAAAACATGTAGCGCTATTGGTGTATGTGAAGAAATGAGAGATTATATGAAACAAATAGGTATTAGTAAAAGGATTATTATTGTTGCTTCTGAAAATGTCCAAGATAATTTTAAATTACAATTGTTTGATGAGAGAAAATTAAAATTAGTGGATGGTATATGGAATATAAGAGGTTGTACAGGTAATAAATTATTACAGGAAATAAATCCAATGAACATGAAAGGTATGCCGAGAGATAAAGTAATAAGTCAAATTAAAAATATAATCAACTCTTACTATATTTTTTTAGGATATGGTCAGTTTGCTAACTATATTATTAAAACAATGAATTTTACAGAAGAAGACCTTAAAACAAGAGTTAAACATAAAAAAGGAGAGAAACCAAGTAAAAAACAAGGAGAAAAAACAAAAATTCAGGTTTTGAAAGATATAAAAATTACATTAGATAAAAAAATTATTAATCGTTTACGAAATGAGTTTGATAACAGATTGATTGTTATTGATGAGGTTCACAATATTCGTAAAGCAGATGATAATGAAAATAAAAAGGTAGCAATTAATTTAGAATTGCTTGTTAAAGCAGCAAAAAATATGCGTTTCTTACTTTTATCTGCTACGCCAATGTACAATAGTTATAAAGAAATAGTTTGGTTATTAAATTTAATGAATATGAATGACAGACGAGGAAAAATTGAACCCAAAAATGTATTTGATAAAAATGGAAATATAAAAAATGAAGATTTATTGATTAGAAAAGCCACTGGTTATGTATCATTTGTAAGAGGCGAGAATCCTTACACATTTCCTTATAGAGTTTATCCAACAGATTTCGCCAAAGCACATACATTTAAAAAATATAATAAGGATAAAATAGGATTTAATTACCCTTCTGTTCAGATGAATAATATGAAAATATTAAACAATGATAAAAATCGTATTTTGAGTTTGTATTTAAATCAAATTGGCGTAAATGAGAATGGTAGTTGTAATGATTGTGGAAAATGTCAATATTGTGTTTATAAATATATTATTTATAATTTAAAAAACAAAAGCTTTTCAATTACAACAAAAAAAGGAGTTGTTAGAGATATGCCTAATTTTGAAAATATGGAATCATTTGGTTATACATTGTTACAAACACCATTAGAATCTTTAATAATTTCATATCCAATAGAAGGACTTAAAGAGGAATTAGAATCAATTCCAAAAGAAAAACAACCTACTGTATTTGACGAAGAATTTGCCAAAGCATCCGTTTTAACAAATAAAAAAGAAGATGACAAACCAGAAGATGACAAACCAGGTTTTGTAGTTGAAACAGAAGTTAATGTAGAGTTAGATGATTCCGAAGAAAAAACAAATGTAGAAAAGGGTAAAAGAAGAGAGCTTTCTATAGACCCACATTTATTAACAGGAAAATCTGGTTTGGAACGAATGATGAATTTTGTAGATGAAAAATCACCTCCACAAAAAGGAGATTTTGAATATAAACCATCTACTTTAGAAAAATATAAAAGGATTTTTTCTCGAGCAGAAATTGGTAAATACAGCTCAAAAATCAAATGTGTTTTAGATAATATTTTTAATCCAGAAATAGGAGAAACAGGGTATGTATCTCAAGGTATTATTTTAATATATTCACAGTACATTGATAGTGGTTTAATACCTATGGCACTTGCTTTGGAAGAAATGGGATTCACAAGATATGGCGAAAATGTAAAGCCATTATTTAAAAATAGACCTACCGATGTTGTTGATGTAAGAACAATGGCGCCACCTGTAAATAAAAAAGATTTTATGCCTGTGCGTTATTCAATGATTACAGGTGACCCAAGATTATCACCTAATAACGATTTTGAAGTCAAAGGATTAACTGGCGATGATAACAAAGATGGACATAAGGTAAAAGTAGTATTAATATCAAGAGCAGGTTCAGAAGGTATTGATTTTAAATTTATTCGTCAAGTCCATATTTTGGAACCCTGGTACAATATGAATCGCATAGAACAAATTATTGGTCGTGCTGTCCGTAATTTTTCACACAAAGACCTAGATTTTGAACAACGAAATGTAGAAATATTTATGTATGGTACCATATTAGGTGAAGAAAATAAAGAAGAAGCCGCTGATTTATATGTTTATCGTGTGGCGGAATTTAAAGCAATCCAAATAGGACATGTTACTAGAGTTTTAAAAGAAACAGCTGTAGATTGTATTATTAATGCGGACCAACAACTGTTTACACAAAAAAATATGAGTGATAATTTAAAAACTCCAATTAAACAAATATTGTCAAACGGTGTTGTTATACCTAAATTTAAAGTAGGTGATGCTCCTTTTTCACCAGCATGTGATTATATGGCAAAATGTGATTATTCATGTAGGGTTGATAAGGATTTAGATATATCAAAATTGAAAAATTCGGATACATATAATGAAAATTTTATTATGAATAATTCAGAAAAAATTCTTCAAAGGATTAGGATGCTTATGAGAGAAAGCTATTTTTACATAAAGGAAAATCTAATTAATGCAATAAGAACACCAAAAGAATATCCTAGAACTCAAATATTTGCCGCATTATCAAAATTAATAGAGGATAAAAATGAGTTTATTGTGGATAAATATGGTAGAAATGGTAGATTAATAAATATTGGCGAATATTATTTATTTCAACCAATCGAATTAAGAGATGAAAATATGTCAACTTTTGATAGGTCTGTACCAATTGATTATAAACATGAAATGATAAATTTTGAAATAAAAGAAAATATTGCAAAAACTGGTAAAAAAAGAGATGTAGAAGAAATTGAATCAGAAGAAAAAGAAGAAAAACAGAATGTTGAAGGGAAAAAAATCATATCTGAATTTGAACATAATTTAGAAATTACACGTGAATATATAAAAAAACCACTTGGTAGTAGAGTAGACAGGGGTGATGATGACTGGTATAAACATTGCGGAATTATTATAACAAAAATTAGTAAATTATATCCTGGATTGGCAGTTGAAACACTTATTGAATTTATGGTCGCACATATGATAGAATTATTATTATTTGAAGATAAATTGAAAGTCATGAATTACTTATATTCACTTGACAATGTTACAGAAAATTCTGTTGAGGAATATGCCAAAATGTATTTTGAAAAAAATAGTATTCGTACAGAAAATTTCCAAGCATTTATTTTGTATAATTTAAATAAAAGAATGATAATGATTAATGATAACAATAAATGGGTTGAAGCAGGACCAGAAGACCAAAGAGAAATTGCCATGTCAGAAAATGCAAGAGAAGAATTGACTATTGACAAATCACGATTTAATAAACTGGTTGGATTTATTGGATACGAAAAAAGTAATAAATATTTAACTTTTAAAACAAAAGATATGGATTCTAATCGTGATACTGGCGCCAGATGTGATGAATCTGGAAAAGATAAAGCTCTAAAAAAACTCAGTTCTATTTTAGATGAAAATACATTTAATACACTTGTTATGACTCCAAAATTGCGAAAAGAAGAGGTTGTTGTTAATGATGAAGATGATAAACCTTTGAAGGATGAAAATGGTAAAGTTGTTAAAAAAATAGTACTTGCTATTGTTTTAGATAAAGATGAAAAACCAGTTAATGAAATAATAGGACATGTTGAATTATGTGTTTTACTAGAAATGATGTTAAGATATTTAAATGATAATGAAATTAAGAAAAATAAAAAATCTAAGAATAAAACAATCAAATATTTTTTACTACCTGAAATGGCAATATATTATAAATTATATAAAGTTTTATAAGTTTTATAAGTTTTATAAGTTTTATAAGTTTTTATACGGTTTTATATAAAAAATCTATAATTAATATAATTCTTTTTTAAATTAAATAAAAAATTGAAAAAAGAATTAAAAGATAATATGTATATAAAATATAATAATGGACCCTGTAGTAAAACAAACGCAACAAAAATTTAAAAGAAGAGAGGTGAAAATAACATCTATATATTCTAGATGTTTAATTACAAGAAACATTGTTTTACCAATTACCTGTATAGGTAAGACTATAAAAGAAATAATAGAAGAAAATATTAAAGCTAATTTTGAAGGAAAATGCCTTGTAGAAGGTTTTATTAAACCAAACTCTACAAAAATTATTACATATTCTAGTGGAATAATTTATAGAGGCAGTTCAGTTTCATTTGAAGTTGTCTTTGAATGTGAAGTTTGCTTTCCAGTTGAAGGAATGTTAATATCATGTTTTGCTAAAAATATTACAAAAGCAGGAATCAGAGCTGAAAGTGCCAACGATGTACCAACACCTGTTGTAGTTTTTATAGCTAAGGACCATCACTATAATATTTCATATTTTAATGAAGTAAAAGAAGGGGATAAAATTAATATCAGAGTCATTGGACAAAGGTTTGAATTAAATGATAAATATGTTTCTGTCATTGGCGAACTTGTGAAACCTAGTGTTGAAAAAGAATTTGGAGTAGAAGGAAAAAAACAAACATTTAAACCACGTCTCATTATTGGAGATGATGAGGATAATTAATTGGTATCTTTACTTATGAGTCCATAATAAAATATTCACCATTTTTATAATAACGATATATTGGTTTATAAATACCTTCTTCAGTTTGATTAAAAATTTCAACTCTACAATTTTTATTTTTTGAATATTCAATTGCTTTTAATTTATCATTAATAATTATATAATCTTCCCAGTCAGAATTATCAGGTACATATATATAGATATATTTATTTTTTTCTATTTCTTCTATAAAATTTGGCTGTTCGCGTTCAATACCATCTTCCATTATATAATAATATTAAATATTATTAAATAATTAAACTAATTAATATATTTCTTATATTTTTATATTTTTTGTATGTTTTCTTATACTTTATAATAAATATTTAAAAACATCTCATTATATTATTTAAAATGGAAGTAACTATGTCCACAAATGATATTAATAATTTTTCTGTTAGTGAACTAAATTATATTCGAGAGTCTATTGAAAATATGAATAAGTTTAATCAAGTTGAAGTTCTTCGTCTATTAAATAAACACAAGGATGTTACCATAAATGAGAACAAATATGGTATTCATATTAATTTATCAGACCTAAATAAAGAATTACTTGATGAATTAAATGTTTATATTAATTATGTAAATACACAAGAAGTTACTCTACATCAAGTAGAGAAGGAAAAGGAGGATTATAAAAATACATATTTTACAAAAGATATTAAAGATAAAAACAAAAATAAATAAATGACAAGCATAATGAAAATAAATGAAGCTAATAAAAGCGATGATTATAATCATGTATTTAATAATTTACAAGATTATATGCTAGATGAATCAAATATTAGAAAGTCCTTAGAAATGAAAATGCAAACCAATAAGGAGACTTTTAAATCTAAAAATGAAGATAAAAATAATAAATCCAAAGGTTCTATTTTTATACCAAGAGAGAAAGACACATTATTTTGGTGTTTTTATATCATGAAATATGGAGATTCAAAATATGAAATACTTGAACATAAAAATATAATTATAGAAAAAAAAAATAAAATAGAATATGTTGAAAAAATTAGAAAGGAAAAGCAGACAGTTAAGACGTATAAATTTGCTACGCTAACTCATATTGAAAATAATTTAGCAAATGATAATTATTTAGATATAAAAACATTTTTAACATTATGTGCTATTGAAAATCTAAATATATTATTTGTTAAAAATAAAACATATTATGAATTACTGATGAATGATAGTAATGAACTACATATAGTATATTTATTACAAAATGAAAAATATGGATATGAAATAAATCATACTAATTCAGAGCAAATAAAAAACACACTTTATAAGTTAGATAATATTGATAAACCAATTAAATCAATGTCAGGATATAAAATTTCTGAATTGGTTGAAATTTGTGAAAAATTAGCAATTGATACTATCAATAAAGAGACAAATAAAGCCAAATGTAAAAAAGATTTATATGAAGCAATTATTCAATATTTTTAAATTTAAAAAAAAATGAACAACAATTTAAAAATAGTCTTATATTATATATAACAATGAGTTCTATCGAAAAACCGAGTAATCCTATTTTAGAAGAGGAAAAAAAATCTAGGAGAAGATTTGCTCCTCGTACTCCATCTGATTCTCCTCCAGTTTGGACTAAACATTTTTCTGAAACATATAAAGAATATTATTTCTATAATGAGATGACTAAAGAAAGTGTATGGATAAACACGCCAGAAGGCGAGGCAATTGCTAAAATGCTTGCAGGTACTCCTCCACAAGAAGAAGAAAAATCTCTAAAAATTGTTATACCAACACCACCATCAACTCCGCCAGTAACAGCACTAGCACAAAATAAGGTTAATAAAGATGAATGGCTTCCAGTTAAACCATATAATCCGAATAAACCACCTAAATATGATGAATACGGATGGCCTATCTTTTCACAATCTTCAGATGAATTAGATAAAGGAAATAAGGACAAAAAACCTTCATCAGATGATAAAATGGGATGGGATGTTGATGTAAATAAATTATATGAAGAACAACAGAAACAAAAACAAGGTCTAGAAGCTCCTAAGGAATTATTTCAAGATGTAATTGAAGAGACGAAAGTAAAAGATAAAGAGTCTTCCTTACCTTCACAGAAACGCTTTGATATTTTGGTTAAAAAGTTTTATGATTCTAATCCATATGTAAATACAAAACAAGTAGTTCAAGAGTTAGAGGTTAAATTTGGTACAAAAGGTATTAAACAAATAACACGTAATGATTATGATAATGTTATAAAAAAATTAAAATCATTTGGGTTTACTACTTCAGACACTGTTGGTAATTATTATTTACGTATTAATTGTGAGTTTCTCGATCCTAAAACCGGAAAATTCAAATTATCTGATACAAGAGTTGAGATTTCTGGTTTACATAATATTCAAGAATATTGTAAAAATAATGACATTAAAGAAATTTATACAAAAAACTTTTCAGCGGTTTCATTTATTAATAAAAAAATAGCTATGTTAGGAGAAGAACGAATATTTCCTGTTGAATTTAATGATTTTAATTTCAGAGTATCATTTAATACAGAAACAGAAATTAAAACAGGTGTTAAAAATTTTGTAATTGATAATTGGAAAAGGTCTAAAAAGGTATTTCGTTATTTAAATCGTGTTACCTTTAAACATCCAGATTATCCTGTTTTAGTTGATATTAGTATTGTAAAAAATGGGGATAAGGATGCTGGAGCTAATAGATGGAGTGAACAAATGAAAAGAGTTTATACAACTCAAGAATCTAATGTATTTAATAACCAAGAAATATATCAAATAGAAATTGAAGTAGATAATAAAGAAATAGGCCCTGGTACTAGATTCAATAGTCCTCAAATTATAGTAGAGTCTTTAAGAAAGGTCATTAAATTTGTATTAGGTGGATTACAAGGAACAAATTATCCTGTTTCTTATCCTGAACAGAGAGAAGTTATGGAATCATATATGAGAATGATTTGGAAGGAAAGTTTTGACCCTAGCAAATTAATTAAAAATAGAAATTTTATTGGTCCCAGTTCAAAAGCACTACAAAGAACAAATATCGCGGCTATTGATGAAAATTCAACTGAACCTAATATTAGAAAGGATTTTGTTGTTACAGAAAAAGCAGATGGAGACCGACATTTGATGTTGATAAATGATAAAGGTAAAATATATCTTATAAACTCAAATATGAATATTATATTTACAGGAGCAAAAACAGAAAATAAGGATTGTTTCAATTGTTTGTTAGATGGAGAATTAATTTTACATGATAAACAAGGCAATTTTATAAACTTATATGCGGCATTTGACATTTATTATTTTAAAAAAGAAGATGTTAGAGCATTTTCATTTATGCTTTTACCTAGTAAAGATGCTCAAGAACAACAATCAAGATTTTATTTATTAAACCATATTATAAATAGTATTAAAGCGGTTTCTATAACAAATATAATAGAACAAGAACAAAAAGACGCAAAAACAGTTAAAGAAAAACTAGAAAAATATAAGAAAATGCATGATACTAGTTTAATATCACCAATAAGAATTGTTAGTAAAGAATTCTATCCTATGAGCTCTAAACAAACTATATTTAATGGATGTAATTTAATTTTGTCAAAGGTTGAACAAGATAGATTTGAATATGAAACAGATGGTTTAATATTTACACATGCCTATTTTGGTGTTGGTTCTGATAAAATTGGCGAAGCAGGTCCTAAAACAAAAATAACATGGGATTATTCTTTTAAATGGAAGCCTCCATATTATAATACAATTGATTTCTTGATAACTACTGTAAAATCTAAAAATGGAGATGATGATATTAAGCCATTGTTTGAAGATGGTATTAATACCGATTTATCAACCCAATTAAGCGAATATAAAACGATTGAACTAAGATGTGGGTTTGACGAAAATGAAGATGGTTATATAAATCCATGCCAAGATATTATAGATGATAAATTACCTGAATTTAAAAATAAATTTGAGGATAAATATTCAAATAGCTATGTACCTAGAAGATTTTATCCAACTGAACCATATGACCCAAATGCTGGAATATGTAAAATTATGTTGAATAAAGATGACGCTGGAGTAAAACAAATGTTTTCTGAAGATCATGAGGTATTCACTGATAATACAATAGTAGAATTTAGATATGATTTTACCAAAGAAGAAGGTTGGAAATGGGTACCTCTAAGAGTCAGACATGATAAAACTACAGAATATAGAAAAGGAGAAAAACAATATGGTAATTCATATAAAACCGCAAATAGCAATTGGAAATCTATTCATCCTGCTGGTATTATTACAGAGGATATGATTAGAAGTGGACAGAATATTCCAGATGTAATTATTAGTGAAGACGTATATTATAATACACCATCTGGCAAATTGAAGACAACAGCAATGAAAAATTTCCATAATTTATATGTGAAAAAAATGTTAATTAAAAGTGTGTCAAAACAAGGAGATACATTAATAGACTATGCTTGTGGAAAAGCAGGTGACTTACCAAAATGGATAGCATCTCGTTTATCATTTGTATTTGGTATTGACATATCAAAAGACAATTTAGAGAATAGATTAAATGGCTCTTGTGCTAGGTATCTGACTATGAAAAAACAAAATAAAAATATGCCATATGCTTTATTTGTCAATGGAAATAGCGCGTATAATATTAGAAAAGGAGATGCGATGTTGAATGACAAAGCAAAACAAATAACGGCGGCTATTTTTGGTACTGGACCTAAAGAAGCCGATAAAATTGGCAGAGGTGTTTCTAGACAATATGGTGTAGGAGAAGATGGTTTTAATGTATCCTCTTGTCAATTTGCTATGCACTATTTCTTTGAAAACCCAGATACACTTCAAGGATTTTTAAGAAATGTTGCCGAATGTACTAAACTAAATGGTTATTTTATTGGCACAGCATATGATGGTAAGATGGTTTTTAATATGTTAAAAAAAGTAAAGACAGGTGAAAGTATAAAAATTATTGAAGAAGATAAGAAAATTTGGGAAGTAACTAAAGGATATGGAGCTGATAATTTTGATGATGATTCTAGTAGTATTGGATACAGAATTGATGTGTATCAAGAATCAATTAATCAAAATATTCAAGAATTTCTGATTAATTTTGATTACTTAGACCGTGTTTTTGAAGCATACGGATTCAAGATAATTGATAGAGTTGAAGCCCAATCATTAGGATTACCAGAAGGCTCAGGATTATTTAGTGAATTATATAATAATATGTTGGAAGAAATTAAGAAGAATAGATATAAAGAAAAAGATTTTGAAAATGCCGCAAATATGACTGCATTCGAAAAGAAAATTTCATTCTTAAATAGATATTTTGTTTATAAAAAGATTAGAGAAGTAAATACTGAAAAGGTTGAATTAGAATTAGGTGAGTATCATGAAACTGGGATTATTAGAAATGAAAGAGAAACTGTAAGAGCGGTTGATGTTGCGATAGATGAAATTAGAAAAGAAAAGCCAAAGATACGAAAATTGAGTAAAAAATTATTGCTTGTTGCAGCAACTGAAGCAGTTGATGAATTACCACCTGTAGTAATAGAAAAAGTAGTTAAAAAGAAAAATGAGGTAGTAAAATCAGCAGCACCTAAAAAGAAATTAATAATTCAAGATGATATTTAAATGAAGATAAAAAATTAAAATTAAATAAACATGAAAAATGAAGATTAAAGTTATAATAAATACTTAAACAAAAAATATAATATATAGTAATAACCAAATGAGTTACTATATATTACCAAAAATTAATAATAATTTAACTGTTAATCCAAAGTTTGATGATGATAAATGTAGAGTTTATTGTTCATTTAGTTTATATAATTATTACAATAGCATAAAATCTCAAATTGATTCCATTTGTTTAAATGAACCGGATTTATTATATAATTATAATGAACTAATTAAAATAGTCAATCCATATGAATATGTTTTTTTTAATGTACCTG